GAAGTCGCTGTCGTTCTCAAAATCGGTGGAGCTGCATGACAAAGTCATCGGGCATTATCTGAACATAAAACACTATCAATAAGTTGGAGTCATTACCCGGTCAGTAATGCATGTTTTTGTGGTCAGGTTACGAATATATAGTTTTCGCTTTTTAATATTGTTTGCCGAGGCAATATATGTCCGGCCTTCATGAAGAACATAATCGCCAGGAGTCACACACTGACGTGGTATTTCATCAGTTCCGAAGTGATGTGCAATCATAATTATCTCCATTTTTACAAATGAACTTTGTTGATGCGGTGCCTGGTGCCTCCAGGTGACTGCAACCAGTTAACAATTACAGTCGGCTTTCCCACCCAAACCAATAAGGACTAACATGACTTTTAACTGTGCCACGTGCGCTTAGCCGCATTCACCGCATCACAAAATTCACTTTAAAAAGGGCGGACATCAGCCGAACTTCAAGAAAAAAACTGATGCCGCCAGGACTACACACAGCAATGTCGTTATTTACAACCGGAGGCGCACTCCACCATTTAAATTTAACAGACAAGACCGACTCTTTATGGATATCGGAAATGCGCCTTCGTGTTGTGCCCGGTTTTATTTCACCACCTCCGGGCTTCGGTGGTCTCGGCTATACCCCTACAGCGAGAGCTTGTGTTAACATTTCAATACCCTTACAGTTGAGAGTTATTGATATGTTGGATGTATTTACTCCATTGTTGAAACTTTTTGCTAACGAGCCACTCGAAAGACTTATGTATACGATTATCATTTTTGGTCTCACTCTCTGGCTGATACCGAAAGAGTTTACTGTCGCATTCAATGCTTATACTGAAATACCTTGGCTCTTTCAGATTATCGTTTTTGCCTTTTCTTTCGTGGTCGCCATTTCCTTCTCAAGATTGCGAGCACATATTCAAAAGCATTATTCATTACTACCAGAGCAACGAGTATTGCTTCGTTTATCTGAGAAAGAAATCGCTGTATTTAAAGATTTCCTTAAAACAGGAAATCTTATTATCACTTCTCCTTGCCGTAACCCGGTTATGAAAAAATTAGAACGGAAGGGCATCATTCAACATCAGAGTGATAGCGCAAACTGTTCTTATTATCTCGTCACCGAAAAATACTCCCATTTTATGAAGTTATTCTGGAACAGCAGGAGTAGACGTTTTAATCGTTAGCTTACTGTGTGCTTCTCCAACCATCGGCGCGCACCATTTTCGGTTTTAAACGTTTTGCTTTTTGTATACGTCATTGCGGTGAAGGTGCCGTCCTGGTTTGGAAACACGCCGTACACCAGAGATTCGTTGTTGCCAAGATCGATAGTATCCATGCTGACCTCATTTCCCCTTAACGCCGGGGTAGCGGAACAAAAACCTGCTGCATAGTTATTAAAGTTGAACCCCGCCGTCATGTTCATACGCCTCGGGCTGGCTACTTAACCCCTGACCACTGCCTGGTAACTCGAAGTATTGCCCGGCGTTCTGTGGGGCGGGGTGGGTTGGTAGGTATATAATGTACTTTGTGTTCATCATTGTAAAGTACTTTAAGTACATTTTATGTATAAAAAAATGAGACGGGATAAAGTGAAGCACAAACCCGGAGGGGGACGCTACCGGATTTATGCTGGTTTAAGAGGCTTTTTGTTTTTTCTTTCGTGCTAACTCTTCGTAAATTGCATTGTACTTCTGTTTTTTCTCCTCAAGAGTTTTTAAAAGTTCATCTGTCTCACTGTCAGGGAGCTCGTCCAGAAGGTCAATGATGATTTTTTGTCTTGGATTTAACTCCTGATAGAAACGTATCTGTCCACTTTCTTCTGTATCCTCTCCCAAAAGATAGGTTGGTGTTGTTCCAATGAGTGTTGCTAATTCCCTTAATTTCTCTCGGCGAGGAATTGTTTCACCATTAAACCATTTGCTAACCGCTTTTGGTGTTAATTTCATTCGACGGGCAATTTCTGCCTGCCTTCCATGTTGTTCATAACCAGCGTTTTCACAGGCTAGCGCAAGCCTACTGGCGAACTCTTTACGCGCTTTATCTTCATGAACCATAAGTTCAATGATATTCGCTCTTGAATGTACTGTCAGTTCTGTTATAGCATGTACTCAAAGTTCACATTGTGAGGATGATATGAACCAGAAAACACTTGAAGATGTAATCAAAACTGTTCGCGTTTCTGTTGTGGCCGACGTTTGTGGTGTCAGCCAAAGAGCAATCTACAAATGGATGGATAACGGAAAATTGCCTCGCACAGAATATACCGGCGAAACAAATTACGCTGAAAAAATCGCTCATGCATCAAACGGATTATTTTCTGCCGATGCAATTTTAACTATTGGCAGAAATAAAACTACTACGAAAAAGCTGATGGGAGTTGATTCATGAAAATCAAGCATGAGCACATCGAATCAGTGTTGTTAGCCCTGGCAGCCGAAAAAGGGCAGGCGTGGGTCGCTAACGCAATTACTGAAGAATATCTGCGCCAGGGGGGCGGCGAATTGCCCCTGGTACCAGGCAAGGACTGGAACAATCAGCAGAATATCTATCATCGTTGGTTGAAAGGTGAAACGAATGCGCAAAGGGAAAAAATTCAGAAACTGATCCCTGCGGTTCTGGCAATTCTTCCTCGCGAGCTGCGTCACCGACTCTGCATCTTCGATACCCTGGAACGCCGTGCATTACTGGCGGCACAGGATGCACTGAGTACGGCAATTGATGCGCATGATGATGCAGTCCAGGCCGTTTACCGTAAAGCACATTTCAGCGGCGGCGGTTCTCCTAGCGATTCTGTCGTAGTGCATTGATTGAAATTAATCGTACCGAACTGTTTTGTTCGGTATCAGTTAAATGTAACGCTGCGAGCGTTACAAGGTGAAAACAAATGGCTTCAAACTGGATAAAGCTCGAAGTTATTACGCCGGATAAGCCGGAAATATTCAGGCTTGCTGAGATTCTGAATATTGATCCAGATGCCGCATTAGGGAAAGTCATTCGCTTCTGGGCATGGGCGGATCAACAAATGATAGACGGTAACGCAGAGTGTAACGCTCGAGGCGTTACAAAAAGTGCAATAGACCGTATCACTTTTATGGCTGGTTTTGCTGATGCGTTAATTCAGGTTGGATGGCTGGTCGAAAGTGATGGAGTGCTTTCACTACCAAACTTTGAGCGTCATAACGGAAAAAGCTCGAAAAAACGGGCGGTTACAAACGAGAGAGTTACAAAAATACGCGAACTGAAGCGAAAAGGTAACGCTGCCAGCGTTACACAAACGGATCAAAAAGCGTTACCAGAGGAAGAGGAAGAGGAAGATATAAATACTGATCTCCCCCTAAATCCCCCTCGGCAAAAACGAGCGTCTAAACAATTCGAGCCGGAGGCCATTGCTCTGCCCGACTGGTTGCCAGAAACACTCTGGAATGAGTGGGTCCAGTTCAGGCAGGCATTGCGAAAACCGATTCGAACGGAGCAGGGCGCTAACGGGGCGATACGGGAACTGGAAAAATTCCGCCAGCAGGGTTTTACCCCTGAGCAGGTGATTCGACACAGCATCGCCAATGAATACCAGGGCTTGTTCGCGCCGAAAAGTGTTCGGCCTGAGACGTTGCTCCGACAGGTTAACACTGTCTCGTTTCCGGACAGTGCGATCCCGCCAGGCTTCAGGGGGTAACTGACCATGAAAAATATTGCGACAGGCGGCGTTCTGGAACGTATCCGCAGACTGGCCCCGCCACATGTAACCGCGCCATTCAGGACGGTGGCGGAGTGGCGCGAGTGGCAACTTGCAGAAGGCCAGAAACGTTGCGAGGAGATCAATCGCCAGAATCGTCAGTTGCGGGTGGAAAAAATTCTGAATCGCTCCGGCATCCAGCCGTTGCACCGCAAATGCTCGTTTTCGAATTACCAGGTGCAGAACGACGGCCAGCGATACGCGTTGAGCCAGGCGAAATCCATCGCCGATGAACTGATGGTCGGGTGTACAAATTTTGCGTTTAGCGGAAAACCTGGTACCGGAAAAAACCATCTGGCGGCGGCTATCGGGAATCGCCTGCTGAAAAACGGTCAGACAGTGATTGTGGTTACCGTGGCTGATGTTATGAGTGCTCTACACGCCAGCTATGACGACGGGCAATCAGGCGAAAAATTTTTGCGGGAACTGTGCGAAGTGGATCTGCTGGTTCTTGATGAAATTGGCATTCAGCGCGAGACAAAAAACGAGCAGGTGGTACTGCACCAGATTGTTGATCGCCGGACAGCGTCGATCCGCAGCGTGGGGATGCTGACAAACCTGAACTATGAGGCCATGAAAACATTGCTCGGCGAGAGGATTATGGATCGGATGACCATGAACGGCGGGCGATGGGTGAATTTTAACTGGGAGAGCTGGCGCCCGAATGTTGGTCAGCCAGGAATTGAGAAGTAATTTTTACCGGGAGGAAATTTTAATGGAGACCGTTTTTGACGCACTGAAAGCAATGGGAAAAGCCTCTTCCCAGGAAGTGGCAGCACGTCTGGGAATGACCCGGGATGAGGCGATTAACGAGCTGTGGAAACTGAAGCGTCGTGGGGAAGCTGATAACAAGGGCCCGATGTGGTGGTTGACTCAAACCGACGAAAACGCATCTGTAGCACAGGCTTCTAAAGTGACAGCGCAAATGCTGATCGAGGCGATTGAACAGCATGGCCCTAAAGCGGCTGATGAACTTGCACTGATATTCAGAATTACTTCCCGCAGGGTGAACTCATCGCTGGCTATGGCCATCAGCAAAGGTCGTCTGATTCGCGTAAATCAGAACGGTAAATTTCGTTACTGCCTGCCGGACGGTAATTTACCAGCAGAGCCGAAAGTTGTATCGGTAGTGAAAACACCTGGTAAAGGCTTTCCTCAGCCAGCCGGTGTTGCGTTACCAGTACAGGAAGCGGCAACACAGGAAGAAATTAAAACAGATACTGTGGGGGACATTGTGCAGTCACTACCATCGTTCACTGAAACGCGAGCCAATGACCTGATTATACCATCGCTGCAAATGGCAAACCGCGAACTGCGCCGGGCGAAAAGTTATGTCCAGAAGTGGGAGCGAGTCTGCGCCGCGCTGCGTGAGCTGAACAAGCACCAGGATATTGTCCGTCAGATTGTCGATTCCTCCAGTCGTATTGTGTCGGAAAAGTGATTCCTGGGGAGGGCTTATGGCAAAAGTATTTACACAGGAAGAGCGAGAAAAAATTAAAGGGCAGATTGTTGATCTTGTACGCCAGAGCGGGCGAGAGACGTTACGACAACTGGAAGCTAAAACGGGGGCGACAAGATATCTGATGAGCGTTCTGGCCAGAGAGCTGGTTGCCAGTGGCGATGTATACAATTCTGGCTACGGGTTATTCCCGTCTGAACAGGCTCGTAAAGACTGGCAAAATGCCCGCAAAAAATTATCGAGGGCAAAGCTGAAGAAACCGGTTGTGGTTGATCCGGACCTTATCTGGTCGTTACCTGACGGAGAAATACGTCGCTACGACAGTCGCCTAAACATAATCTGTCGCGAGTGCCGGAAGAGTGAAGCTATGCAGCGTGTACTGGCTTTCTATCAGGGTAATTTTCAGGAGGCGGTACTGTGAGTGAAATTAGCT